GGTCTACACGGCGGGATACACGCCCGAAGAGTTGCACGGACAGGACGACATCATAGATGCATCTCCGATAGTAGAGGCGGTGATCGACGAGGCCAAGAGAAGAGTGGAAAAGATGTTTGTTCGGAAGAAAAGTGCGTTGTCCGGATTCGTTGCCGGACCCAAGAGTTCGGAGAGGTTGGGTTCGTACAGCTATTCGATCGATTCTTCGCTGGCCGCCAAGTTGTACGGGGACACGAAGGACTTGATGGATGCCACGATGCAGCGGTTGCAAGACTACGTTCACTTCGGATGGGACGTTTGATGAGGATCACGCTGGAAAAGGTTGAACGTGTGAAGAGGGTGCTTGCGACGGGAGTCTCTGCTCATCGAGCGTCCGTCGTCACGAGGGTGCATCGAAGCACCGTCGACAGAATCAAGTCGGGGACGTTCTGCTTGTTTGCCGGGCCTTTTGCGAAGTGTCCGACTTGCGGGGCCAAGGTGAAAATGCCTTGTCTTTGTTGCAGTTTGAAAAAGGAAGAGAAGAGGAAGGTTTTCGGCGGGAGCGATTGGGATTCGGAAAGTTTGGGATTGGATCTGTCCGAGGGGGACATGAAGAGATATGAAAAGGTGGTGAAGAGGAAAAGGGGAGAGCCCGTTTCAGAGGAGGGATTGGAGGTCGACCAGGACCCTGCCACGTCCCCCTGCATCGATTCTGAAGGATGGTTCGCGTGGGACACGATATAATATACCCTGAGGCTGGACGGGCCCCATTTGGCCCTACAATCTGGGGGGTAGGATAGAAAGGAGATGATGCCATTTCATTGCTAGAAAATCTCCCTCATCGTTGCACCATTCGCCGACGAGTCCGAACGAAGGGATCGTTGGGAGGAAGCAAGCCGACGTACACGACCGTGTCGATGGGAGTGGAGTGTTGGGAGCAGACGGCGAGCGAGTCGGAGTCGCAGGAATTTGAAAAGCTTGGGATGACCGTTTCGTCGAAAATCTTCTTCGTCAGCAATCCGAACGTAACGAGAAGGCATCAGCTTTTGATCACGAGCAGATTGGGAGTGGCCGTTGCCGTTCCCGACGTGTTGGACGTAATGAGCACGAGGCTGCCGGACGATTCCGCAGGCATGGGAATCTTGTGGGCGGTGATGTGCAATCGAAACACGGGGGAGGAGGACTAGATGAGAGTCCTGGTTCATTCCGTCGAGGACTTTCTGGAGAATTTGGAGGTGTATCATATAGATCGCATCGTGGAAAAAACGATTTGGATGGACCAGACCAGGCGAAGGATTTCGGAGGTGAAGTTCATTGTAAACTTGCAGGCTATGTGTGTGGTCGACATTCAGGACGGGCAGTTCCTTTTGCAGTATGGTGAGGATTGCGGAGCCGACTACGAAGATTCGGAGTTGGAATTGAAGGGAACGGATTCGGCGAACGAGAAGAGAGACAGATTGGAAGAGTGGTGCAAACTTCGAGGTTTGATGACCAAACCTGGAGTCGTTGACTTTTAGCCAGGGAGAAGTGATATGTTGGAGCAAATTCTGAGCGAAGAAGAAGCGGTTGCCAAGGTGAAGGAAACCGTGTTGGATCTTCAGGGCGATCGTTGGATGGTGGCTTTCTGGCGGGTGGAGGAGGGAAAAGAACAGAACACGTTGAGCTTCGCTGGTCGCGTGTCTTGGAAGTTCCCTATCGGGGATTATGAGAAGTGCGTCGAGATGCTCAAGGAGAACATGGAAGGAGAGGTGAAAGCTGCCAAGCCTCCCATACCCGCTCCTCTCGACGTGGCGGATTGGTTGAAGCCGAAAGAAGAGATCGTCTGTAATTGCGAAGAGTTGACGGAAAAGGAGGAGGAAGAGAGAGTAAAAAACGTGGAGGTGAGTCCTGATTGGAAGGAAGCAGAGAAGGTGGATGCGGACGAGATCGACAGGTTGTTCAATCCGGCAGAGGAGGAATGACAGTGTGGAATCCGTTGAAAACGTTTGCCAAGAGGGGCAGGTCTCATGCCGCATTCGAGGCAGAAGAAGCAATCGGCGAGATTTGGAAGGCTCGTCTAGTTCTTCAGAAGGACATGAAGAGGTTGGCCAAGGTGGAAAGGAAGGTCCGCGTGTTGCTCGAACAGCATCGTCGGATCGCCGAGTCCTTGGCAGAAGATGCTTCCTCTTATCAGAAGAACGTCGAGGATGCCGAGGTGGGCATGACTCGCTCGGAGAAAGCTTTGGAATTGTTGAGGGCGGAGAACGAAGTTTTGAACGACGTCGTTGTTCCGTCTCTGACGTCGGCATGCAAATCGATCCAGGGAAGATGGGACGCCGACATAGCGTTGTCTGGTCTCAAAACGGCTGCTGCCACGCCGAATCCCAACAAAGAAGAGTATTGAAATGGGTGCACTCACGAAGGCTGTTCGTCGCTGCGATGCGATTTCCACCACGTCCTTTCATCGGGGACTCGACGTCAAGGCTGCCGGTGGGGCCTTGGATTTCACACCTTCGGGAGGGGGATTCGGTTCTTGGCAGGAGCAGGCACGGCACCGCGAGGGATACGGTTTGTTTCGAGGATGGCTGTATTCCGCCATTCATGCGTTGGCTTCTCAGGGAGCTTCCCAACCCGTCGTCTTGGCCAGGTTGAAGGGAAAGAAGAAGAAAGGTGAGGGAAGGGGGATTTCCAGCAAGGCGTTTCACAAGTTGAAGATGACGAAGGCCGTTCGAACGAAGGCGGCCGATCAGGAGTTCGAGATATTGAAAGATCATCCGGTCAAGGATTTGCTGGAATGTCCCAACTCCTTTCAGAGTCGATGGCAGTTCGTCTATTCGTTCATGGCCAATCTCTGTCTGACTGGATGGGGATACATCGTAGCAGACGTGAACAAGGGAAAGGTGGAGCTGTATAGTCTGCCGACGACGTGGGTCAAGCCGATCCACGATCCCACTCCGTTCGCTTCCTTCGAGGTGAAGAATCCGAAGAAGGGTAGTGCCGAGCCGATCCCGTTGAAGCGGGAGCAGGTGGCCTTTGCCCATCTGCCGAATCCGAGCGATCCTCTCAGTGCGTTGGCTCCGGCCAATTCTCAGATTTTGGCGATCAGGATCGACGATCACATACAGACTTCGCAAGAGGCGTTCTTCTCCAACGGCATATTCCCTTCCGTCATCATCACGGTGGGCAAGCAGCCGTTTTCCGACACGCAGGGAAGACCCGTCTTGAGTGGTGCTCAGCGAAGGCAATTGTTTTCCGCAGTGAGTCGAGAACATCGCGGCGTGCAGAATTACGGCAAGCCTGCGATCGTGGACGGGATGATCGAAAAGATCGATCGCCTGTCTGCCACGCAAAACGAGATGGGGTGGCAGAGGAGCGAGGACAAGATACGGGCGAGAATCCTTTCTGCCTTCGGGGTTCCACCCTACGCGATGGGAGAATCCGTGCCGGGCAGCTATGCTCAGGCGTACATCACGCAGGAGATATTCTACGACAAGGTGAATACCTTCCTGGATTTGCTGGGGTCCGTCTTGACGAACTTCCTTTCAGGCTTGTTCGGGGAGGAAGGTTTGCTTGTTTGGTGGGAGGAGAAGCAAGCGAAAGACCCTTCGCTTCAGCAATCTCTGCTTTTGGCGATGAGGACGAACGGAGACATCAGCCAAAACGAACTTCGAGCGGAGGCTGGTTTTCCGCCGGACGAGGACTTGAATCAGGCTACGATTCAACCTTCGATGGCCGCTGGAATCACGCAGGTGTTGGCTTTGCTTGGTGGAGGACAGATCCAGACGGAACAGGCTCAAGCGATGTTGGAAGGTATGGGGATTCCCACCGACATGGCGGAACGGATTGCCGGAGTTGGTTTGGAACCGCCCGAACTTCCCCCTGTTCCTCCCGTTGTTCCTCCTGCTGCCGAAGCTCCGCCTCCTGAAGAAGAGGGAATGGAAGAAGCCGTGGAAGAATTGAAGAAGTCGGCTGATTTGTTGAAGATGACGATGAGCTCCGCCCATGTTGCGGACGCGATCTTGGAGGAGGTGGGGTGCAAACACGGAGATCACGACCAGTCGACACACGCAAGTGGAGGGGGAGGGGGAGAATCTTATAATGACAGGATTGAAGGGACACAAAAAGAAGCCGATAGGGAGGTGAAAAGGGCAGCGAGGGGGGTAGAAAAGGCTAGGGAAAAGTTGGAGGAGGCAAAACAGAACAAACCTTCTGCAAAAGTGAAGAGGTTGGAGAAGGCATTATCTGGTGTGCAGAAAAAGATTGCAGATTTGGATGTAAAGATTATTGAGAGGAAAGCTAATATAGCAAAGTTGAAGGCAAAGTTGGCAGCATTCAAGAAGTCGGAGGAAAGTGATTTGTTGAAAGAGTTGGATGGGGAATTGAAGAAATTGTCGAACGTGGTAAAAGAATACAAAAAGGTGAATCTCGAATTGAAAGAGATCATCAGTGAAATCGAATCAGAGAATTGACAGTGAGTAAAAAGGTGTTGGCCATCCAAGCCCTTCGGGATGCGAAGGATGCCGTCGATTTCAAGCGACGTTCCTTGTCGTCTGCCTTTCGGAAGGCGTTGAATCACAAGTTGTCGAAGAAGCAATTCGAGGCCACCGAGAAGGAGTTGACGGAAGCGTTGATTCCGTTCTTCGTCGAGCAGGGACGGAGCATGGCGAAGAAGTTGGAAAACACTTCTCCTTCTTCCGATGCCGCCAAGCTCGTCAAGCGAATCTTCGATCCGAAGGAATGGAAGGCAGACTTGACGAACATCATGCTTCCCATCTTGGCGAGAAGGATGGGAGAAGCTGCCGTCGCTCATTTGCTGACGTTGGGAATCGACGTGAGGAAGAAGAATAACAAATAATTGAAAGGAGAGACGAGATGGGAGATGCAAATAAGGAGATCAAGACAGTCAAGGATCTGATTGAAATTTTGGAGAAGTGCGACCAGGATTTGCCATTGGCGATACACTATTCACATACTTGGATATATCAGGAGCACCGGAAGACACATGGACCGATTCGAGTAGCTTTGTTGAAGACAGACAAAGGACACCATCTGTTGATTGGAAATATAGGTAGACGAGCGATAAATCCTCCAAATTGGTTTGTAGTGAAAGAGTTGGATGGTGGAGAATGTCTGCCAGAATAGAGTTTTGAAAATTAGGATATAGGAATGGATCAAAAGAAAGAGATAAAGGCTAATGATGGCAGAAGAGTGGCAAAACCAAGCACAGCCGCCGAATGGGCTGAATCCCATCTAGCGGAGTGGGCTTCCTTAGAGGAAGCGTTCGCAGCGTCCGATCTTCCCATTGGCATCTTGAACGAGCTGCCTCAATCGATGAAGGATTCCATTGCCAGACATCTCAACGAGAGCTTCGCTCAAGATTATTGGGACAACATCAGCGTGACGATGATGGGAGACGCCGAAAGGGTGTTGAGGACCGGAATCGCCGAGGGTCAATCCATCCATGACATGGCCGTGCAACTTCGTGGATATTTTGAGGAAGGCGGATTTCGATATGCCAGAGCGAGGAGTGAGAACATAGCAAGAACGGAATCGGCGAACGCTTTGAATTCAGCGAGGAAGGAATCAGTTGCAACGTTGCAGAGGGAGTTGGGGAACAAGGTTCCGATCAAGCAGTCGTGGCTGAGTGTGTTGGGAAACACGACCAGGGCCACGCATGCGGAGTTGGACGGAGTTCCTGAAAACGAGAATGCTATGTGGATCTTGTCGGGATACGAGATTCCGTGGCCGGGGCATTTCAGTTTGAGTGCGGAAGAGCGTTGTAATTGTCAGTGCAGTCTGACGATCGAGTTCGGCATGCAAGAGGACGAGGCCCAGCAGTTGATCGGTGATTACAATGAAAGGGTGGAAGAATTCGGTGGGAAGTCGTTGTTGGATTTGTGGAGGAAGCATCTTTCGGGTCAGCATGATCAATCGAGCCACGGAAGTGGAGGGGGAGGCAAAGGCTCGATTTTCAAAGGTTTTCCAAAAAGACCTTCATCAGACATTGATATAGATGCAGACATAGACGAAGAAACTTTCACCGCACATTCAACTTATGAAACTGTATCTGGACGAAAATATATGGCGGTATCTGAGAAGATGGAAGGTTATCGAGTAGAAGAA